CTCAAATTGGGTCCGAAACTAGTTCCAGCAACGGGTAAACCAATCTGATAGGCCAAGGCATCGTCATAAAAGGCGGGGTTAAAGGGCTGGCAAGGCGGGCACCCCACTGGGCTCCCCCCCACCATTAGGGACCCGATCGTTCCGCTTGGTGTGTTGCAACTTATTGTGACTGTTCGAGTTACCTGTCTTACCACGCTTGGCATCGCGTGGCCGCCTGCTGTCGGCTGGTAAGGCTCGTCGTGAAACGGATCCATCATCGTCACCACGGCTGGATCGTTTACTGAGAGGCTGCGCTGGCTTCTTCTCATTTTCTTTAACGGGTTTCTTTTGTCGTGAATCTTGGGTCGGTTTTGTTCGCTGATCTCTCTTTGAACGGTCTCCGCCTTCTTTCACCGGCTCCCTAGTCACAGAGCCCCCGTCCCTAGTAGCAAAGCTACACTCGCTTTCTGAGAACGCTGGGAGGTTGCATTCGCCTGCAATATCCTCAGCAGGTCGCTGAGAATACTCCCACATTCTACGGAGTGTATCGTTGGAATAGTAGAATGGCTCCCCTCGGCAAGCCTTCACACCCTTGGCAATATGTAACCCCAAGTCTTCGAGATCTCCCTGTCCGACCCCGTAGTATTCCAATGCCCATTGATAATCTCGTATCACCCTTTGACCACTCACCTGGTGGTGTCGCACTATGTCCAACACTTCAGCCTGCTTCCCTGTCACCTCCCCGTAAACACTGAGCAAGTGTTTGTATACGGGCATCCACTCAGCTCCAGAAACTGATTTAAGCCCAGCGAGAGTGCGATCCGCGGCCGTCTCACCCCGATTGAGGTGGTTGACCGTGAAACCGCATTTAGACACGTATTTCGGGATATCAATTGCCAGTCCATAAGTCTCCTTCTGAATGACACCCTCGGGTCCATTCGTTGACAAATAGATAGGAACGAATATCCTGGAACAATACGTTGGTCTGCTCCCGGAGTACTTAAATTTGCTCTTCAGTCCTAAAGCGTCCATGTACTTAGGTACATAGTCGGTCAACCCCTCCAAATGACATAGGTTGTACCGAGGATGGATTGCCAATAAGCAATCGTCTCCATTGACCATAACTCTCAAGTCTGCCTTGAGGTTGCAG